ACATATGACTTAGCTCCCATATTGTCTGATTCCGTTGATTTTCTATTTTTATAATCAGTAGCTACTTCTATGTCTACTTTTTGGTTTGAAGTCATTACTATTGTAGCACCATCTTTATTGATATCTTCTACTGAGGGTACCCATCCTTTTCCAGTATCTCCTGTCCATTGTTTTGTTAGAGGATTTAGTGAGGGAAGAGCTTGTTCATTTCTAATAATAATAATAGGATCTCCTATTTGTCCTTTTTCAAATCCTTTAGGACGATTATCACCTATTTGGTTTAAAGAATTTAGAGACCAATGATTGGGGAAAGGTCTACTATCCATAGAATTATCTGAAGATTGAAGTGTGGTAGACCCAAATCTAATAGAATTTCCATATCTTCCTTCTATAATATAATCTCCCTCATAAGGTAATAAGGGTTTTATATATTCTTTTTGACTAAAATAATCTCCTAATGGAATATTAGTATCTCCTTTTTTAGGTTTTCTTACTATTAAACCACGAGCAGCCTGTTTTATTCCAAATGAACTTATAGAAGAATTATTTTGTTGTTTTACTTTTATACTTTGAGGAAGAGCATTATGATGGGGATGGTTCCATATATTTAAGTTAGGTAAATAATATGCCTCAGTTTCTTGACCATCTCCATCTGCATATACATTTTTTGATATAGAACTCATTATTAAAACGTATTCATTTACTAAAGGGTAAAACTTTTGGTGTTGGAAAAAAGGTCTAGCGGTGTCTTTTGGGTCAGTGTTATAGGGTGCTTCAGGAGATTTTGGATCTTGATAAAAAATAGTGCCCAGGGAATCCCATTGACCTAATCTTAGCCAGTCTTTATGACTATCATCCATAATAATATCTACTACTCTTACTAATCTAAATTGTCCCCCAGATGTGTTTGAGATACTATTATTTTGTACATTAGGATTAAGTGATATTGCCATTTTATTTATTTAAATCTTCTATTTCTTTATTTATTATTGGTTTTTTTTCAACTGTTTTTGATATTTCTTCAGCTACAGCTTGAAGTTGTTCTATTTCTGAATCTGTTAGTAATCCACCATCTCCTGTATTTGTATTACCTGTAGATAGACGTTGGACTATGGCTGCCATTTTTATTAATTGATCATCGTTTTTGACACTAATTTCCATGTATTCTTTAATTAAAGGTACTACTACTGTGGCATCTCCTAAAGATGTAATAAGAGGACGTAATTCAGATATTAGAGAGGCTAATTGTTTTGATTTTTTTGTCTGGTTTTTATGTATTTCTTTTAATAAATCAGAGAAAGATTTATCCTCAAATATTATTTGGTTTAATGAGTCCATATTATTATTTTATTATAAATATAATAAGGATTAAATTTTCACATAACCTGTTTTCTTATATTCCGAATGTAGGTTTTTGTATAGGCCTTTTAATATTTTTGTAACTTTAGTTATTACAGGAGTATCTACATCAGTAATTTCTCTTATGTAAATATAAAGAGCTTTTTTATTAAATATTTCTAAGTTTTCTCTTCTTTTAAACAAAATATTAATAGCATCAGCAACTTTTCTATCTTTGTCCTTTTTAAATAAAGTAAACATATGTTTATCTATATATTCTGTGAAGTGGTCTATAAAATCTTTTAAATCTTTTTTACGTTCATCTCTTCCTAAAGAACGTAAAACTCCATCATCTTCATCAGCATCTAATACATCTGTTGTTGCTTTCTTCTTTTTATAATTATTATTATTATATAATATAAGGTAATTTTTACCTACAATTGAAAAATAACTAAATGCTTTTGAACCTTTTTCAGGGTTAAAATAGTCTAATTTTTCTAAAAGAAAACAAATTACTTCATGTTTTAGATCTTCTAAATCATCTACTTCTGTGTAGTAAAATTTAAATGTATGGATTAAATTTTCAGCTAATTTATAAAAAGCGTAATGAATACGATTATTATATATTCTGTCTCTTTCTTCTTGGATTGAAGATGCTAAGTATTCAGCTATTGCTGCTTCTGTGTCTTCTGTGAAATATCTCTTTTTTGTTTTTTTTCTTCCTCTCTTTTTTTTAGGTGGGGGTATAGGAAGAGAGATATCCGTAGAATTTTGTTTTGTTTTGGTTTTCATGTTTTATTTAAGAGTAAATTCGTTTAAAGCTTCTTGTATTTTTTCTACTTCTTTAAAGAAAAAACCAATTTCATCATCTGCATAAAATGAGCCTTTTTGATCTAATTGTTTTAACTTTACACCACAAGCATTAACAGCTTCACTTTGTTTTGAAATAAAATCTTCTAAAGTTTCATTCTTTTTTATTAAATTAAAAAGAGCAAAACATAATATAGTTGTAATTATAATAAGTATTATTGTTGCTATTGTCCATCCCATAATTTAATCTTTAAAAAATGAATCTATTACCTCTAAGGTAGTTTTTGATAGATTCGGGTTATTTTTTTCATTTATTTTTTTAGCAATTCTTAAAGTTTTATCACCTTTAGAAGCATTTTTAGGTTTTGATTGTTTAGGAACAGCATTTGTTGCCTTATTCCATATTTCAAATTCAACTTGAGCTGCCATATGATCTGCTTGATGCATAAGTAGAGGTAAATGTGATCTTAATTTAGTTTCTTTCATACCTGACATAAAGTAAAATTTATTACTTTCATCATATAATCCATCATGTATTTTAATACCAATAAATTCATTTTGACTTACCTTAACACCAATTTCTTGTAATAAAAATAATGATCGTTCTGGTATTTTCATAGCAGGAATATCAGTGTTAAATTTATAAATTTGACCTAATTTATCAATATGCCATTGAGAATCATTTGGTTGGTAGTATTCGCCTTCTTGTTGACCCATCTTGCCTAAATCATGGAATAAAGCGACAAAATGCATTTCCTCAATTGTATATGTGGATATATCACCACCCATTTTATTCCACGTTTTATATAATTCATTTGCGCAATCATAAACACGTAATACATGGTCAACATAACCACCAGCAAATGCTGAATGATGCCAATTCTTTGCTGCTGCTGGCATCATCATCATTCGGTCTTGGTATTTTTCCATAAATGGAATTAATATGTCTGTTCGTTCTTTAGATATATTTGTTTTTATTTCGTTAACATAACGATTCCAATTTGATTGGATTTTTTCTGCTGATAACATAACCTATTTTTATTAAAATGTACCTGTGGATGTTGTTCCACTAGCTCCTAAGGAATTTATGGTTGATAATTTAATTATACTTTGTAGTTCTTCAAATTTTTCTTTTAAATCCCCATCTTCCATAAATTTAAGAGCTTCTGATTGTTTTCCTCTTTTAACTAATTGGTATAATTTATTTAAAGATACATCCATGTTATCTAGAGCTCCTTGTACTTGTCGTGCGTATTTCATAATGTTTATTTATTTTATAATTGTATATAATAAGGATTTTTTGGAAAGCCAAATATTTTTATTCTTCTCTATAAGAACTTTGGAAACCAATTCTTGGTTTTAAGTTAGCAGGGGATATTTTTTCAAATTTAGCTCCAGAATCTAATAGAGTATCTACTATTTCTTTAGGACTTCCTGTTGCATATACATATTCTCCCGTATTTCCCTTTCCTGCACCAAAATCATGGGCTAAAAAATGTGTAAATTCTTCTTTTGATATATAACGGTAAGCATTTAATAATGCAAGACCTTTATGTATACCTTCGGGAGAAGACCAATTTATTTCATCAAAATATTCTTCTACAGCTTCAGCATGGAGTTCTTTTTTTGTAGTTTCTATTTTCTTTAAGTCTTCTTTAAATGCTTTTTTAAAACCTTCTTTATCTTTAGCTTTTTCATATATATCAGCCAATACATCAGCAAATGAATTTAAACTTACTTTATTATTATTATAATAAAGTTCAGTTCGTTTCTTTTCCTTTTTCATATAAAGATTATTTTCACCTTCTACAAATCTAGCTATATTATCTAAATTTATAGCATTAACTGCATCTGGTCTTTTTCCTAAAGTAGCACCTTCTCCTTTAATTTCAAAAGTTTCATTATTTAATGACAAATCTCCTGCTCCTTTAGCTGCTCCCACATTTGAAAATACAATAGCTAAACATAACTCCCCCATTCCTACACTTTTTTTACCTGAGTCTTGGGTAGTATGTTTTACAATATCATTTATAATATTAGGATGTATTCCTGTTTCTTTGATGTCATCATACAGGTTTCCTCTTTGATTAGGTTTAAATGGTGATTGTTTTTCTGGATTGTTTATATAATTTATGAAATACATTCTATCCTTATCATCTATATCTTCAGTTAGATCTTGTATTTCTTTAGCAAATTTACTAAATTCTGCTTCTGGGTATCCTTTATCCTTTAAAAGATTTCTAATAGGTTTATATGATTTAAATGAACATATTCTATTTTTTAATTTATCTTTTTCTTTAGGTGAAGTTGTTGGATTTGAATTAATATCCCTTATTTGTTTTATTGTATCTATTGTTATAGGACATTCTGTGTCTTGTAACCATTTGATAAGGTCTTCTTTAGAAGTAGGATTATTTTCAGGTTCCATTCCTGCAATACCCGGTTCTCCATCTTTGTTAGCATATGATTCATCATCATCTTCTTCGTCTTCTAATAATTTACCTATAATAGTATTAGAAGGCATATTAAGACTTTCCAAAAGACTTTTTAAAATTTTGATGTCAGAAGGATTATCCAAGCAAGGATAACCCTTATTGGTCCTATATGACCATTCTAATATTAACTCATCTAGAGTCATATTATAATTATTTAATTATATTAGCTAATTTTTGGAAACGTTCCTGAAGGCTTTTTGAACTTTCATGTAATTTACCATCACCTCTTGTTGTTTTAGCTGGGGTAAATCCTACATTAGCTCCTGATGTTGATTTATTTCCTTTGTCTCCAAATCCTTGTGCTGCTACTTCTTCTAAATCTGCTTCTGGGTCTTCACCTTCAACATCATCAGACATTTCTTCACCCCCCATTTCTTCTTCACCTTCAAAGTAATCTTTTAACATATCAAATACATTACGTAATGTATCCTCTGGATTTTTTTCAGCTTCTATTTCATCAGCATCAACGTCCACATCGACTTCATCTTCTGGTGCTTCTTGTTGCATAATTGATTCAAATTCTTCCTTAATCATTGATTGTAATTCTTGTAGTGTCATTTTTTAATTTTTTTAACGGGTTATAATGTAAACCCAAAATTTATTATTAAGAACCTAAAGCTTACACCGGGGTTCCATTTTAATTCAAATAGAGTTAATACTCCAAATCTTAATGTAAAGTCAATAATATTTTTTTTATTACCTTCTCTCCAACTATTTATAAAATTCATAACTATTTTTGTTTTAATCTTTAAGTCCAGCTGTTAAGCCTTCCATATATGATAATTTTGCTATTTCATAATATACTCTTATAGCATCTGATCCTTCTCTTAATGAAATGCCTTTTTCTTTTATAATTTCAAGAAGTTTTCTATGTACTTCTCTAGTCATAACAGTTTCTGCTACTTCTCTTCTTTCATTCTTTTGTTTATCAAGTATTGCTTCTTTTTCTTTTTCTATGTCCCCCAATCTTGTAATAATATCTTTGATGTCTTTAGGAGTATCTTTTACCTTTTTCATATAGGCATCCTTATCTATCTCTCTATTATTAAATTTTTGTATTAAAGGTTTTATACTTCCATGGAGTTCTTTTTTCTTTTTTTCTAAAGATTCTCTTTCTTTATCTAAAACTGTTATTTTTTTGTCTAAACCTTTTACTTGTTTTTTAGAAGGTTCTTTATCTTCTTCTTCTTTTAAAAGATTTTTAACTTCATTTTTAATGGCTTCTTTTAAAGCTATTGTATAGTCTTCTTTTTTGTATTTAGGTTCTTCCATTTTATCATTTTTATGATCAACATCTTCCATTTTATCAAATTTGAATGAATCTTTTATTTCTTTCATTTTATTTGTATCATAATGGTTATTAAGCCATTCTTTAAAAGTAGTTTCGTTAATAGGACCTGCATGGTTCATTCCTATAGTGTATTGAATTAAACCTGAATAGTAACCTCCATGTTCTTCTAAATTTTTAATAACTATTTCTGTTGCTTTTTGTCTTTCTTCTATCGTTGATTCAGCTAATCTTGAACATCCCATAGTAGTTAATTCATAATCCATACCCTTTCTAAATTCGTATGGATTTACTCTATCTAATCTATTATTAATATTTACATTTGCTTCAACCCTTTTTTCTTTTTTAGAATCAGGTGAATATCCAGAATATTTATCGTTTGCCATGTCTATGTTATGTTATTCCCCAATAAATATAAATTTATTTTAAAAGGCGTTATTGTTTTATGAATTTATTATTAATTGTTTTATTATTATATATAATGTTT